AATACATTAAGAAAAGAAGTACATAGATATACTGAAGATTATATCAATAAGCATCGTGCTTTTGGTGAGTTAGGCCATCCTGATTCTCCAACAATCAATCTAGATCGTGTGTCACACATGATTGTTGGCCTCCGTGAAGACGGTAACCAGTGGGTTGGTAAAGCAAAGATACTTGATACACCCATGGGTAACATTGCAAGAAGTCTTATCGAAGGTGGTGCACAATTAGGTGTGTCTTCCCGTGGTATGGGTTCTTTAAAAATGGTCAACGGTGTGAACGTTGTACAACCCGATTTCTATCTTGCCACAGCGGCAGATATTGTGGCCGATCCTTCTGCACCTGGTGCGTTTGTACAGGGAATTATGGAAGGCAAAGAGTGGATGTTAGTAAATGGTGCGTGGACTGAAGTTCATCTTGAAGAAGCAATACAACAAGTTCGTAAGGCTTCACGGAAAGAAATTGAACATGTAAGTTTGCAAATCTTTGAAAACTTCCTTAGAAAACTATAATATTATAAATATCCACATACAAAACCAAGGAGAGTTTTAAATGGTTAAGAAGTTTAATTTATCTGAAGCTGCCGCTGAAATTCTAAACAAAAGCATTTCTTCAGCAAAAAAAGGAACCGAAGGTCCTTCTAGATTACCTACATCGGTAGTCGCAGGACAAAAAGAAGTCGGTGATATTGGTACAGAAGTTACCAAAACAACAGACGGTGGTCCAGACGCCACTAAAGGTGTTGCAACAGCTACACCACCAGGCGCAACACCTCCAGTGGGTGCAGAGCCAATGAAGAAGTTATCCGGTCAACCTGCTGAAAAAGGCTCCGTTGAAGCACCTGAGGGTAAGCCTGGTGTGCAGAAAATGGAAAAGACAAAGGGTGCTGTTGGCATTCAATCTTACGGTGGCCAAAAGAATGAAGAATTCGAAGAAAACGGCGACATGATCGAAGAAGCAAAAGAAAAAGAAGAAGGTCATGAAGACGAAAAAGAAGACAAAGCCATGATGAAGAAAATGATGGCTAAGAAGAACATGAAAGAAGACATTGATGCATTCCTTCAAGGTCAAGACCTATCTGAAGAATTCGTATCAAAGGCTACTACAATCTTTGAAGCTGCCGTTATGTCCCGTGTAGAAGAAATTGCTGAAGAAGTTGAAGCACAACTACATGAACAATACGAACAAGCAGTTGAAGAACTTAAAGAAGATTTCGCAGCTAAGATCGATGACTACCTAAATTATATGGTAGAAGAATGGATGGCAGAAAACGAATTGGCTATCGAATCCGGTCTACGTGCCGAAATCGTAGAAGACTTCATTGGTGGTCTACACAATTTGTTCAAAGAACACTACATTGATCTTCCAGAAGAAAAAGTTGATGTTGTCCAAGAAATGGCTGAAAAAGTCCAAGAATTGGAAGAAAAGTTAAACGAAGAAATTTCTCGTTCAATTGAGTTCAAAAAAGAAATCAATGAACATAAGAAAGTACAGGCCGTGCAATCAGTATGCGAAGGCCTAACGCAGACTCAGGTAGAAAAACTTAAGTCACTCGCAGAGAGTGTTGAGTTCACGACTGAAGACGATTTCACAGATAAACTTAATACATTGAAAGAAGCGTATGCTCCTTCTACTGTTAAGTATGGCGAAATGTCTGCATTACAGGAAGGCGTAGAAGTACCAGAAGACAAACCTTCAAAGGCATCTGGTGATCCTCTAATTAACGCCGCAGTTAATTCAATCTCAAAATCCGTGGCAAAATAAATATACCACATTTAATTTAAAATAGGAGTTACTTAAATGTTACTATCTGAAGAACTAAAGCAAAAATGGCAACCAATTCTGGAACACCCAGAACTAGAAGCTATTAAAGATCCATACAAGAAAGCTGTTACAGCTATGGTACTTGAGAACCAATCTCAAGCCATGGCTTCAGACCGTGCTCAAATGGGACTGATTAATGAAACTACTTCCGGCGGTCCATCTATGGCTACTGGCGGTGGTGTTCAAAACTTCGACCCAATCTTGATCTCGTTGGTTCGCCGTGCATTGCCTAACCTAATTGCGTATGATGTTGCTGGCGTTCAGCCAATGACAGGACCAACAGGTTTGATCTTTGCGATGCGTGCCAAGTATGGTCAAGACAATACAGCCGCAAACAAAGAAGCATTCTATAACGAAGCTAATACCAAGTTCTCTGGTATTGGTTCAGACACCAACCGTTTCGGTTTCGCTAACAACACAACCGGTGACACACTAACTAACCCAGTTGGTAACGGTTTCACTACAGCTAACACATTCACAACTGGTATCGGCATGCCTACGGCTACTGCTGAATACTTGGGTTCAGAAGCAAACACACAGTTTGGTCAAATGGCTTTCTCTATCGAGAAAGTTACTGTTACTGCTCAAAGCCGTGCGTTGAAGGCTGAATATTCTCTAGAACTTGCACAAGACTTGAAAGCAATCCACGGTCTTGACGCTGAAACAGAATTGTCTAACATTCTGTCTACAGAAATTCTAGCTGAAATTAACCGTGAAGTTATCCGTACAATCTACACTGTCGCTAAGAACGGTGCTCAGTACGGTACAACAACTGCTGGTACATTCGACTTGGACACTGACTCTAACGGTCGTTGGTCTGTTGAGCGTTTCAAAGGTCTGATCTTCCAAGTTGAACGTGATGCTAACGTTATCGCAAAAGAAACTCGTCGTGGTAAGGGCAACGTGATGATCGTATCATCTGACGTTGCATCCGCTATGGCTATGGCTGGTGTGTTGCAATACACTCCTGCTCTTTCTACTGATCTACAAGTTGATGACACAGGCAACACCTTTGCTGGTCTATTGCACGGTCGTATCAAAGTGTACATTGACCCATACTTCGGTGGATACACATCCAACCAAGAATTGGTAACAATCGGTTATAAGGGTTCTTCTCCTTATGACGCTGGTCTATTCTACTGCCCATACGTTCCTCTACAAATGGTTCGTGCAGTTGACCAGTACACCTTCCAACCAAAGATTGGTTTCAAGACACGTTACGGCATGGTTGCAAACCCATTCGCCGCAGGTTCAGATGCAGACCTAGGTCAGTTGTACTCTAAGCGCAACACCTACTACCGTATCTTCCGTGTTGCTAACTTGATGTAATTTCAAGTAAAAGAAGCCACCGTAGAGTGGTACTTTAAAAGAGGAGCAGAAATGCTCCTCTTTTTTTATTCCTAAATACTGGAGTCAAAAAGGAGATAATATGAGTGGAGCAATCACAACTCACCCTAGTTCAACAAACTTAGTACAACCCACAAAATATGTGCTTTCGATTCCAGAAATAAATGAAACAGTTTATTTTTGTCAGAAAGCAAACATTCCAGGCGTTTCACTCGGTATGGCAGTACAGCCAACACCGAATCTTGACATATACCATTCAGGTACAAAAATTGAATATAACACTTTCGACATTACGTTTTTGGTAAATGAAGATTTATCGGCATGGCTGTCGATTTATAACTGGATGAAAGACCTATCGTCTGTTGAAATGAGCTACAACAAAAGAAAAGAAAGTACAAAACAGGCAATACTTACAGTAATGTCAAATCAGAACAATCCAAAATTACGAGTTAAATTGAATAATATTTTTCCAATGTCACTCAGTGATTTAGAATTTGATACCACACTTTCAGCAGAAGAACATATTACAGCTACAGCATCATTCAGGTATGATTGGTTTGACATTGAAAAAATATCGTGATATAATGTAGTTTTATAATGGAGATTTATAATGACCAAACTTGATGAAATATTAAAATACTGGGAAGAAGATTCTGTAATTGATTCCACGGAACCAGGAAAAGAACTGCTAAAAATACCTACACTACATAATAAGTATCTGAAGATTCTTGTGAATCACAGACTTGCCATGAAAAGAGTTAACTTTGAATATTCACGTATGCGTAAAATCAAAGAAGAATATTATAATGGCGCACTCTCACAAGAAGAACTGGAAGAATATGGTTGGGAACCTTTTCTGTTGACAGTAAAGACCAAACATGGAATTGAAAAATACATTGAATCGGACGCAGAACTTATTCGGTTCTTAGAAAAGAAAATGTATCATGATGAAGCAATTGCCGTGTGTGAATCTATACTACAAGAACTCAGAAGTAGAACTTTCCAATTGAAAGATTATATTGCATGGGAAAGATTCATCGGTGGAAACTAAAATAATTGTAACAAAAAGAAACGAATCATATGTAAAAGTAAAGTGTGAACGTTCGGCAGCACAAGAACTTTCAGATTACTTTACTTTTTACGTACCTGGTCATCAATTTACACCAGCATTTAGGAATAAAATCTGGGACGGTAAGATAAGATTGTTTGACTTGCGTACATTTGAACTGTATCACGGTCTACTTCCTTACATAGAAACATTTTGTTCTGAACGGGAATATACACTGGAGTATGGAGACCCTAGACCAGATTTGACTGAAGATTATCCTGTTTATCATGCAGATAAGTTTATCACAAGTCTTTCTCTACAGTCAAGAAATAAAAATATTGAAGTAAGAGATTACCAAAAGAATGCATACGTACATGCCATGAGAAAACAGAGATGTTTGTTGTTATCACCAACAGCATCAGGTAAATCTCTTATCATTTATCTTATCATACGGCAGTTACTGGACTATAAGTGTCAGAAGGGTCTTATTATTGTACCAACCACATCACTGGTGGAGCAACTATACACAGACTTCACAGACTATTCTACTGGAAATGGTTGGGACGTGGCAACCAGTGTTCATCGTATTTACCAAGGTAGAGATAAAAATACTGAACTTCCACTCACCATTTCAACATGGCAGTCAGTCTACACACAACCTAAAGAATACTTTGAACAATTTGATTTTGTCATTGGTGATGAAGCACACCTTTTTAAAGCACAATCTCTAACAAGTATACTTTCACAATGTATAAATGCGAGATACAGAATTGGTTTGACTGGCACTCTCGATGGAACAAAGACACATAAACTTGTGCTTGAAGGTCTTTTTGGTCAAGTAGAAAAGGTGACAACTACCAAAGAACTCATGGACAACAAACAACTTGCGGATTTTACAATACAGTGTTTGATTCTGAAACATGATGATGAAATCTGCAAATTAATGAGAGATAAAACTTATCAGGAAGAAATTGAATATTTGATATTAAATGAAAATAGAAACAAGTTCATCAAAAATCTTGCGGTATCAATGAAAGGAAACAGTCTAATCCTTTACCAATATGTTGACAAACATGGCAAAATACTATATGATATGATAACTAATACCAAGAATATTGGTGATAGGAAGGTCTTCTTTGTTTATGGTAAAACTGATACTGAAACAAGGGAGGAAGTAAGACGTATAACGGAAGATGAGAATGACGCTATTATTGTGGCTAGTTATGGTACTTTTAGCACTGGAATTAACATTAGGAATCTCCATAATATTATATTCGCATCTCCATCCAAATCAAGAGTTCGAAATCTCCAATCTATTGGACGAGGTTTACGAATCGGTGACAGCAAAACTGAAGCTGTTTTATACGACATAGCAGATGATCTTCGACATAAGAATCATATGAATTTTACTCTTAAACATTTTATAGAACGAACAAAGATATATAATGAGGAGAAGTTCACTTACAAACTCTATAAGATAGGACTAAAAAATGGAAGCAATAAAACTATTACGCCTTAAATCAGGTGAAGATATCATTTCTTATTTTGAACAAGTAGATAAGTTAAATTTTGTTTTAAGGGAACCTATGGTCGTTCTCGTTAAAAACGATATGAAATCGGGTAAACAAATTATTATGATGGATCATTGGTTGCCAGTACCTCTTATAAAGTACAATGAAGCATTTATCACTGAAAGTGAGATTGTAACAATTATGGAACCAACA